GCCGATGCTGGTCGGCATGTCGGCCTCGGGCTTGTCCTCCATCTGCACCTTGTCGATGCCACCCTGCTGGCCGTCGATGCGCGTGCCGAAGTCCGACAGCGCGGTGCCATTCTCGAGCTGCACGCTGTCGGCGTTGTCGAGGTCGAACATGCACACGACGCCGTTGCGGTCTTGGCCCAGCACCTGACCAGCTACCAGCAACGGCTGCACCTGCGAGATCGTGGCGGTGACGCCGCGTACAAACGCGCCGCGGAACGGGCGCTGAGACACGTCTCGCGTGTCGATCTGCGTGTTGAGCAAGTCGCCGCGCTGCAGAATGACCTCGAGCGCCTGCGGCCAGCTCATCACCTCGTCGATGTTGAGGATGGCCTCCAGGTTGCTAGGCAGTTGGTCGCCGAAGGCAGACACGTAGCACTGGTCGAGGCCCTGCGTTGCCATGCCTCGGTAGTTCGACGTTTCGCCGCTGCCATAGTCCGCCACCAGAATAGGCGGCTGGCCCTGTGTTTCTCTGCCATCCCGGAAGTTGGCAGGTGCGTCGAAATCCTGCGGGAAGATGCCCGCCGTGAATGGCTGCAGCTCTGCAAAGTCGATGACGATCTCGGTGCCACTGACCGCGTTGACAGCGCCGGGCGTCGTAATCCCGCTCAAGTCACCAGCCGTATCTCTATACGTGATGATCAAGTCGTCGCCGATGATGCGCTCGACTCCGGCAAACAGCGTGATGTTGGCGCTAGCTCCGGCCGCTACGAGGTCCAGGTTGCGGATAGCAATGCGGTCGCCGACTTGGAAAAACGCAGACGGCTGCCGGCCGCCGGTGTTTCGGAATCTGATCGTGTACTCGAACGTGATGGCCACGATAAAGCACGAGACCGTGCTGCCGCCCATCGCGTCATCAACGCGGCGCACACTGGCCGGGCTGAACGGCGTGCCGCCCGTGTAGCTCAGGCTGGTTACGCTCTGGCCGTCGACAGGCGTCACAGTCAAACTGCTTCCTGCCGTCGCCGTCGCCGCTGTCACGGCAGACACTTGGTAGTAGGTGCCGTTGAATGTCGTCGGCCCTGCGCTGCGCACAAAGTCGACGGGCATCACGAGGTCGTTGACGGCAAACGTGTCGCGGAAGTCTGGATCGACTGCGCTGGGCAGGGTGATGTCGATATCGGTGCCATCGACCGCTGCAGACAGGTTCTCGCTGGTGACGCCGATCAGGTTGCGCTCGTTGAACAGGATCAGCTGACCGTTGCCGATCAGCTGCAGCAGCTCGCTGCTTGGGCGGTCGTTGCAGTGCAGCAGCGCGTTTACAAACACGCGCCGGACCTGCACGCTGGTGCCCGACTTGCTGCCGCCCTGCTGGCTCTCGCGCGCCTTGCTGCTCTGATACATGGCATGCACGGGCACGCGCATGCGCGCGCCTAGAGCAAACGTGCGCGGGGCTCCTGGTCCCTGCTCCGTCGTTGGCAGGCTTGCCAGCTGTGGTAGTCGCGCTTCGTTTCTGTCGCCCGTTAGCTTCGGGTAGATCAGCGTCGTGTCGATCACTGAAGCCGCCAGCCCGACAGCCCATCCGACGTAAGGGATGGCCAGAGTCGAGCCCGCCGGAGCGGCGGCCATCATCGCACCAACTACTGGGCTCGCCATTCCATCCCCCTGATGTTCCAGCCCTGCACGGCCTGTCTACGCCACACGCCTTGCAACACCCGGCCGCGCGGCGTCCACGCATGCACGCACAGCGTGCCACGGTCTACGTCCTCAAGCGGCACCACAACGTGCCGCGCGCCCCCCAGGAACGGCACCTGCCAGATGTGCGCCGTAGCGGTGTCCTCGGCCATGTCGCAGAAGTCCGACAGGCCCTCGACCAGCTCCTGCTCGGTCGGCTGCGGGCTGTAGATCATGGTCGGCCCGAGCTCGAGGCCGGCGGCCACCGCCGCGGCGTAGGGCACGCCGACGCAGTCCAGACCCGACGCCGGGATGCGCCCGGCATGCCTGACGGTCGCGCCCACTAGGCGGCGAGCTGCGTCTGCGTAGTCCTGCCACGGGATCATTCGATGACAGGCTCCCGGATGCTGCTAGCAGTCGGCTCGAGGTCGCTGCCGCCAAAGTTGGCTTGGTTGCTGAACTTGTCCTTGCAGGTCTCGAATAGACCGTTGCACCCAGGTTTGACGTCGGCCTCGTCGCCAACCTTGATGACCTGCAGCGTCGGGATCAGCAGCCGGCACTCCCGCGTGCTGTAGGTGAATCCCACGATCGGGCTGACCTGCCCGACGTTGTCGCCGCTGGTCCAGATGATCGAGCCGTCGCGGTAGTAGTCGTCGACCTGCGCGGCAGACGGCGGCGCAAAGCTGGCCGTCGTAAAGCGCACCGTCATGTAGTCATCCGGCACGCTGTCGACCACGGCCGTCGTCACGGTCTCGGCGCTGATGTCCGCGTTGCAGAACGGGCCGGCCAGCTCGTATTGGCAGGTCTACGAGAAGTATCCGCCGAAGCGCCCGCCCGTCGGCCGGCGCAGCTTCTGCGTCACGCTTTCCATGGTGCCGACGAAGTTGGACCCGTCAAACACGATGCGCGTGATGATGCGCTGATGTCGGCTGTAGACGATGGCTGGCCGACACCAGTCGACCACGGTCAGGTAGACCGTCGCGCCGCGATACTTCTGCGTGCGCAGCTGCGGCAGCGTGATGGTCGTGCCGTCGATGACGCCGCGGACATCCTGGTCGCCGGCGCGCAGGCCGCCCTCGCGGCGATCCGCGCTGAGGCTGCCCAGCACGATCGGCAGATACGTCTTGTTCTCGACGGTGACCTTGCGGTCGTGGTCCGTGAACAGCAGCTCGCTGCCGTCCAGCGCGACGACGCGCAGGCAGTGCGCCAAGTGCTTGCCACGGTTGTAGCGCAGCAGGTCCTCGGCCATGCGTCCGGGTCGCGTCGTCATATCGTGCCCTCGCTGCCGTCGATGTTGCCCGCGACCACCTTGGTGAACGTCGTGCCGCTGGCCACCTTGATGGCAAACCCGCCGGCCCCGAAGCCGCCCGATGTGTCGCTGCTGTCGCCGCCGTTGGCACCCGGGTCGCCGCCACTTCCACCCGTGCCCGCCGGCCCGCCGTTGTTGACGCCGCCGCCCAGGCCGGGCTGGTTCAGGAATCCGGGCGTCGCGTTGCCGCCGTAGCCAAAGCCCTGGCCGGCCGGGATCGTGCCAGACGGCCCTCGAGGCCCAAACTTGTAGCCCGCGCCGCCGCCGCCGCCGGGTCCGCTGTAGATCCCGCTAGCGCCGCCTGCGCTGCCGCCACCGCCGCCACCTTGAATCCGGCCGTAGTTGTAGAGGATCGTCGTCGTGCGCACGTAGAGGCCGTCCCCGCCGTCCTCGGCCGTCGTGATCGTGCCATACGTCGGGCTGCTAGGCGTGCCACCCGTGATCGGCGCACCGGTGCCGCCGCGACCGCCGCGGCCTGCGATGTATCCGTTGTCCATGACCGTCAGGATGATCACGCTGCCCGTCGGAAACGTGCCCGTGTCCATGGCCGGCGACGTCGTCACAGTGCTACCCACCGCGCCCACGGTCGAGCTGCCCTGCGGCCCGACGAACACGTTGACACGCGCCGGGTTCGTGCCCTCGTAGCCCAGCTGGTCGCACATCGTGCGGATGTTGGCGTTGAGGTTGAGGCCCGGCCCGAACTCGATGCGGAACTCGTCGACCGTGATCGTCTGCGCCGAGCTGGCGCTGCCCGTGGCCGTCTCGATGATCCAGCTGCCCGCCTGCGTGCTGGTGTCCGTCAGGTAGCACACCGCCAGCTGGCCAGGGTTCAGCAGCACCTGCTGCGTCCCGCCGTTGTCCTTGACCGCCGTCTGCAGTGAGGCGTGGCTGTTCCAAACCGTGTAGATCGGCCCGCCCGTGCGCAGCAGCCGAGCGTCCTGCAGCTTGACGCTAGTGCCCGGCGACTCGATAAACCGAGCCGCGCCCGGCACACCCGACGGCAGCGGCATTACGCCATCGACGCCGCTGTTGAGGTGGTAGCCCCCCCACATCTCTTCCAGCGCGGTGCGTGCCATTAGTAGACGATCCAGGTGGCCGTGGTCGTGCCTCGAGCAAGCGCCACGGTCTTGGTCGTGCCGGCGCTGATCGCGCTGCCGACGTTGCTGCCCGATTCGTCTACGAGCTGCAGGCTACCCGTCGCGCCCGTCTCGCAGTGGATGACAAAAATCTGCCCGCCGCCTGGGATGCGCGCGACCGGCGGCAGGTAGACGTTGATCGCGGCGTCCGGGTCGTAGCTGTGCAGCATGCCGCCGTTGAGCGCCAGCACCTGCGTGTTGCTGACCGTGCCATGATCGGTAGCGCCGCCGGCAAACCACCGCTCGGGCTGCTCGACCTCGGACAGCACCTCGATGCAGTCCAGCGTCGGGATGTCCCAGATCTCGTAGCCGCTGGCCTGCAGTTGCATGAACTGGTCGACCTCGCTGGTGAAGCGCACCGGAACGTCAAACTTGCAGCCGGCGCGCACGACGACGCCCGCAGACGGCGCGCTGTTCATCACGACCTCGCCGGTGTCCGACACCGTGAACGCCGTAGTCGACACGTTGTCCAGGCTGACCACGACCGTGCCGTCGACCGGCAGCGTCAGGCTGCGCTGATAGGGCGCGTCGCCGTCGGCGTCGTAGACCTTGATCAGCTGGAACGTGTCCTCCGACCCGTCGCCCGTGCCGATGATCACGTCCGTGTTGGTTGGATCGGTGACGCCGTCGTCGTTGGTCGTGAAGTCGGCCCAGTCCTTGAGCCGGAAGCTGTGCAGGCTGCCGCGCCGGCCAAGGCCGAACGCCTTGATGGCCTGCGCCTGCGTAGGCGTCTGCAGTGCCTTTCTAAGGCGGAAACGGTGCCGCCCCTGGCTCTGCCTAGCCACGCGGAACTCGTGGCCGCTGGCGGTCTCCTGGACGATCGTGGAGAAGCCTGCGCCGCTGATGCCCTGGTACTCGAAGTCGTCGGGCAGCGATACGTCGTGGAAAGCCATGTGTTACTAGCCCTGCCCTGGCACGTTGCCACTGAATCCAGGCGGCACGCCGCCAACGTTGGCCATGTTCTGCGTCTGCGTCGGCGCGAAGCTGCCAGCGATAGCGCCGCC